CCACGCTTACCTTTTCCACAGTATTCTCTTCTAAAAACACCACCAGAAAAAGGAATTTCTTCATCCATATCACTCATCAAAAGGTTTACAACTCCGTCTGTATTTAATATTTTTTCTTCGAATTTTCTTACATATTCTCCAAATTCATAAAATCCTAAATTTCCTTTTACTAATTTCATATTTTTTTCCTCCTTATTTTTTATAGTTATACTATTATCTTTAAATATTAATGTTGCATAATCAGTTTTGTCTAAACCCATAATTTCTATCCATTTAGATGGAAGGGCTATTTTATAGCCCATGGTTCCATGTCCATCTTTATTTTTTATTATTTTTAATTTTCTTGTTTCTTCCATAAAATCTCCTTACTTAACAATTTTACTAGCTTCTCTTATAAAACTTATAAGATTTTTTTTATCACCTTCTAAAACAAGCTCTTTGTTATTGTTGTCTAAAGCTTTGTATAAGCAAAATTGATTTTCTTTTGTTCCAATATATTCTAATACATAAGATCCTTTAGAAACCATATTTTCTGTTTCATCTTCTTTACTTAACCAAGTTCCAGAAAAAGCATAACAATCTGTTTTGGTTGTATCAATTGCAGTTATTTCTTTTGCCCATCTTTTATAGCCACTATTACCTCTTCTAAACTCTGTTAAATATATTATTTTTTCATCTTCTCTGCTTGCTAATTCTGTTTTAGCATCCTCTATTAACTTATTTAATTCTTGTACACTTAATTTTGTTAAATCCATTTCATATTCCTCCTTTGTTTTTTGTTAAATATATTTTAATACCGTTACGGTAAAAAGTCAAGTACTTTTTCAAAAAAAATTCAAAAAAAATTAAAAGAGGGAAAAACCCTCTTTTTATTGCATATTTTTTAATTTTTGTTGTATATTATACAATATATCAAATGCTTCTTTGCAAGTAGTATTATTTAAATCAATACCTTGTATTTGTCTAATAATATTAGTGCAAGATGGTGTTTGATTATTAGAAGATGTAAGGGTGTTTATAACTTCAAATTTTAAATTTTTAGATTTTAACAAATTAGTGTATTTCTCTAGATTAGAAACTGGAAAACCACACTTAATTAAATTGGGTCCAAGATCTGTTAATTTTAGCCCAATTGCGTTAGAAACTACTTTTGCATCTTCATTCAAAATATTATAAAAAATGCCAACTTTAAATAAATAAACCTTATTTTTATCTTTCTTTTTCAATTCTTCATACTGCTTTTGTAGTTTGCTCATTATTTTTTCTCCTTCTACTAGTTTTTTTAATTACAATAATATCTCCTGGATCACATTCAAGAATTTCGCACATTTTTTCTAATGTTTCAAATCTTATGCCAGTCGTTTCATTATTCATTAAATTTGAGACAGCTTGATAGCCACTACCCATGTGCTTAACAAGCCAATATTTACTTTTCTTTTTTTGTTTAAGTAGTTCGTTAACTCTTATGTAAATCATATCATCACCTCCTTTTTTATGCATAAAGACCATTTTAAAACAAACTTATTTTTATTTTAACTGTGTTAGAAATAAGTTCTTTTTAAAATAACTATTGTTTACAATAGTTATAAATGATACAATGTATAAAAAAAGAGGTACAAAATGGAAAGTAAAGAATTTATTAAAATATTAGATAAGATTTATAAAATGCTAGATGTAAATAAAAGTGAGGAAATAAAAGAATATGTCACGGGTGTAAAGTTAAATTTAATGGCAAGCTCAAACAACATTGAAACATATGTAGATAATATATTATCAAAACTCGAATAATGTCGAAAAATGTCGAAAACGGAAACTGTTGAAAAATAAAGAAAATTTGATGATAATAACTATGCTATAGCATAGTTACATAAATTAACATAATATGATAAAATACTTATAGAGATATCTCCAATTTTTTTAAGGAGGACTATGTTTATAAATGAATTATAAAGTAATTTTATTCCAAATAAATAAAAGGTTAGATGTAAAAAATAGAATCATTAGTTATTTACTAAAAAAATATACATATAAAATATACAAAATAGGATATGACGATGGATTTAACTGGAATAATAAGAAATAGTGTTGACAATGTCAAC